TGAAAATCCTGGTGTCGAAGACGGCACCCGACATCTGGCAGAAAATCAAGGAAGGTGTGCTCAACAAATTCAGCATACGCGGGAAGATACTCGAGGCCAGAAAGAAATGGCTGCCGACGCTCAAGACATTTGCGCGCGAAATCCTGAAGATGCGCCTGGTGGAGGTCTCGCTTGTCGCGGTGCCCGCCAATCCAAAGGCGAAGGCGCTGCGCTGGTACATTGAGAAGGCGCTCTCAAATTACGAGGAGGGCGGTGGCGAGATAGAAACGGACGTACAGGCCGATTCGAAAGAGGAGAAATCGATGGCAGAAGAAGAAGTTGTGGAATTGGTTGAGGCGGAAGGCGAGCCTAAGCTGGATGGCAGCGATGCGCAGAAAGGCTTTCCTTTTCCGGTACAGCTCACGAAAGAGTGGACGGAATTCGCAAAACAGAAGGGCCTGAAAGAAGGCGACGACTCCTGGGATGCATGGGTCGAGTTCTGCAAGCAGCAAGGCTATCCGCCCCCCAGGCTGGTGGCGGGTACCAGGATGCGGCAAATTATCGGGCTGGCCGACAAACTGCTCGCGGACGAAAAGGATGAGGAACGAAAGAAGCTGCTGTCGCAGATCAAGGTGATCGCGGAGGGCGCGGCCAATGCACCTCCTGCACCGGCATCAACGCCGGCGACGGCGAAAGAGGAAATCATCGACGAAATGAGTGCCGCTGACGTCGTGAAGTCTGCGATAGCTCACGCTGCGCTCCTCGCAGAACGCATCACTGCCATACAAAAAATTGCTGGCGAAATCGCAGCGGGCGCTGAGAGTATGGACGCGAAGGACCTCAAGGCGAAAATCAACCAGCTCCAGGAAATCGGATGGAAGGTCCAGGAAGCCGCGGATGTCGTCAATGTCTCGAAGTCCGAGATTGAGAAGGCAGGGAGAAAGGTGTCCGGCGCCCGGCTGACCAAGCTGAAGACACTACTCACTGAACTGTCCAAGTTCGTCGCGGAAGTGGACATACCTGGCGAGGTGGAAAAAAGCAAAGGCGATGCAGCTCCTCCCGCACCCGAGGATGACGCTATCACCAAGAAGCTTGGCGTCGTTGCTGAATCGATAACCGCCCTGTCGAAATCGCTTGGCTTCGGCCAGGAGGAAAAGGAGGGCGAGGAAGGCAACAAGAGCATCGTAGAGGCGGTCGGCGACATTGCCAAGCGGCTCGAGGTGCTGGAGAATTCTCCAGGCGAAAAGGGCTCGCTCGACGGCCAGGAGGACATTGAGAAGGGTGACCCCGGAAAAGTTAAGAATGTGTTCAAGGGGCTGATTCAGTAAAGCCCTGGGGCATAAGGAAAGTTTAGTTTTGGAAGGGAGAGACGAAGTGGATCAGAAAGAACTCATGCAGAAGGCATTTGACACGGCGGACCTGATTTCTGGCGGGGGCGACCTCAATCCAGAACAATCTGAAAAGTTCATCACGTATTTGCAGGACCTGTCGGTCATGACGAAAGATGCGCGCGTCATTCCGATGAAGGCGAAGAAACGCGACATCAACAAAATCGGAATCGGGGCACGCGCCTCCGTTCCCGCGGCCGAGGGCACGGACCCGGCGATACGGAAAGAGCCGACGGTTTCGAAGACGACACTCGACTGCGTTGAAATAATGACGCCGTTCGAGATCACCTACGACGTCTTCGAGGACAACATCGAAGGCGAGAACCTCGAAAATTCGATTATCAAGCTTTTCGCCACGCAGGTCGCGATGGACCACGAGGAGCTCTACATCCTGGGCGATACCGCGCACCCGACGGACACCTTCCTTCAGTTGTTCGATGGCTGGCGCAAGGTGGCCAAGACACTCGGACACCTCTACGAGCATGCCGCGGGCGCAATCTCGGCTGCGGTACTCTCGAAGCTCTACGGCCTGTTGCCGCAGAAGTATCTCAGGAACTACGCGGACCTGCGCTTCTACTGCTCTCCGAAGTTTGAGCAGGGCTACAAGGACATTTTGAGCCAGCGCTCGACAGCGGCTGGCGACAGGTTCGCGCTCGAGGATGTTCCGGCGTCCTACAACGGAATCCCGATCGTCCGCGTCCCGATTATCCCCAGCAACCTGGAGGAAACAATCGGTGGAACACCCTACACGGACCTCACGTTCGTGTTCCTGACGCTGAAGCAAAACCTGCTGGTCGGCATCCACAGGCAGATGACGCTCGAAAAGGACAAGAACATCTTCGCGCGGATGCGTCAGTACGCATTCACGAGCCGAATCCACTGCGCGTTCGAAGAGCCGGATGCAGTCTGCATCGCAGAGCAGATTTCGGTTGGAGCAGTCGCGAGCTAAATAACTCGCATCACTGAAAGGTGTTAGCGTTGCGGCCAAAACGAAAACCGAGGACGACCAAGGCCCGTGGGGGCAAGGGATGCGTAATCTCCTGCCCCCTCTGTGGCATGGGCGGAATCGAGTTACCGGGCACGCCGAGAATCTGCAAATGCGGAGGTGACTGCGGAATTGCTTTTCGCAATCCGCGGCCTTCACTACCAGAGATATTTGCCAAACGTGAACAGCTGCTTTCTGCTGGCTTGCAGCGTCTCGGCAAAGAAAATCTCATGCGAAAAGATGGCCTACCCGAAACGTTGATGCGTGAATTTTTCAGGATTACTCAATGCAAGCCCGCGATGCTCAGCGGGTTCAACCGGCGTGTACTTGAAATCAATTGTGGGCTTGGCACGACGCTCTGGCCATTTGTGGAGTACGGGTGGGGTGCATTCGGAACAGACATGTCGGATTGTGCTATGCAAGCTGCGAAAAAGCTGCCCATCTCAATTCGCAAGGGCCTCTTTGAGTTGCTGAATTACGACAAGCCATTTGACCTTATTTTCTGTGAGGATTTCGCGGCCGTCCCTGGCCCGGTTGGTTGTCTTACGAAGGCGCATAGCGTCCTGGCAGACGAAGGTGTGTTGTGCCTGATGTCGGCTCGTGCGGAATTTTCTGAGGACGGCGCCTTAGACAATGCGAAAAGCCACGACTCGGGGGCCATGTTTTTCTATCACGAGGACTCGCTTCGGCGGCTGCTCGCTTCGAATGGTTTTGAGGTCGTGGACGAGTCTGGACCTGTGGAAAGTAGCGTGATGCTTTTTGCGCAGAAACAGCGGGGGTGGAAACGATGAGTTACGCACTCGTTCAGGACATAAGGGACCGCGGCGTATCTGTAGAAGATGCAGACGATGCCGCGGTGCAGTCAGTACTCGACCGCGCGACCATCGCCATCAATTCATACTGCCGGCGCGACTTTCTCGATCGCACAGTAACATACGATCTTGACGGGACAGGGCGCCGCATTTTATTCTTTGACGATCGGCCTGTCATTTCAATCACGAGTATCAAGGTGGACACGATCCTGCTCAACGAGTCTGACTATCGCGTTTACCGCGACGAGGGCTACGTGAAGATGGTCGGATACACAAAAGACCTTTACGTGCGGCTCGCTGGCGTATTCAGCGTCGGTGAGCAGAACGTAGAAGTTATCGGCCACTTCGGTTTTGAGTCGGTGCCGGCAGAAACCAAGGAAGCGTGTATCCTGCTTGCACTCGACATCCTCAAGAATAGAGCATCTGAATCGGATGTCACGAAAGCGACAAGCGGCACGACAGATAGGGCGACCGGCGTGAAGTCCGTCAAGGTGGGCGACATCGCGGTTTCATTCCAATATCCTACCGGAGCTCTGACTGCGAGGTCCAGGAGCAGAACAACAGGACTGTTCGAGGCAGACAGGCTGCTTCTCAAGTACCGCAAGGATCTGGAGGTCATTGTAGTTTGACAATAAGAGATACAATTCTGGATGCGTGGGACACCGTAGCGTCGCCGATGTTCGGGGAGCTTGGCGAGGATACCGACATTGAGGTTCTTGCAGAGACCTCCGTCGACCCGCTCTATGGCGAGGCGGCTACAACGAAAGAATATGCAGATCCGGTTTCGCTTAAGGCGCGGGTGAAGATTGAGAAGGATAGGTTGACCACTCCGGGCGGCGAGGAGATAGATGTCGATGGCCGCATCACATTCAGGACAGATGAGCTCGAGGAAAAAAGCATTGTTATCGATTTCGGCAGCCTCGTTACAGTCAGCGGACAGAAATATACGGTTGTGCACATGGAGAAGGCGGCGCAGGTAGGAGACAGGTACCTATTGACGAAAATATGGGTAAGGGAAAAGTAGTGGCTGGTGGCGTGACAAAATATGGCGACTGGAGTAAACTCAAGCGGACGATGGATCGCTTCGGTAAAAATCTGCGCAAGAACTGCACGGTTGCGCTACGCCGTGCCGGCCTCGAGCTGGAAGGCTTTATCAAGAACCGCATCTTGACCGGCAAGGATATGAGTCCTCTTCACCCGGTCACGATTGCCATGAAGGGATCGAGCAAGCCACTTATCGATGGTGGCGATCTCCTGGGGTCAGTAGGATACCGGTTTGTGGAGGCGGACGCGGTCTTCGTGGGCGTGCACCGCATGGCGGCGGACGGCACTAACATCGCCGCGCTACACGAACGCGAGAAAGGGACGAAGGTAAAGGTCACACCTAAGATGCGGGCGTTTCTGCACGCGAACGGGCTGCACCTGAAGAAAACCACCACGGAGATATTTATACCCGGCAGGCCATTTGTGAAACCTGCATATTTAGATTTCAAGGGCAAAGGCATCACCAAGAAACTTTTTTCTAATGCGATTGCGAAGACGCTGAAGGGTGCGTAGTGATAGATATTATCGGAATCGGAGACTTGGCCGCTGGCGGCGTGGGCGTGTTCCATGGCGAGGCAGCTATCGATGGTCTCGGCGATATTGCAGCGGACGGCGTGGGTTTCTATCTTGAGGTTGAGATTGCAGGAGTCGCAGACCTGGCAGCAAGGGGAATCGCGTTCGGAATAAACATCTTCACCGATCTGGAAGGCAGTCTGAAAGCGCTGCTTGAAGCAAATATATTTCTTGCCAGTTTGATGGTTCCTGTGCAGATCGTGACACCTGATCCAGACTTTGTGGAGCTTGCAATTCCCTGCATAACACTTCAGCTTGTGGATTTCAGGCGAGACGGCACCAGGCGCGAGAGCGGACGCGTCGAGGAGAAAGACCTCGATGCCATGACTGCCAAGATTCAGCGTTTACCGGAGCCCTTCAATCTCCACTACGCGCTCACGGTTCATACGAAAAATAGCCGTGATGACCGGCTGGTTTTTGAGCAGGTCGCGGTACTGCTCGACGATCACCCAATCATCACGACGGCAATTTTGGAGAAGACGATCTTCTTGCACAGGGACTTGGCATTCCGCGAAAACAGCAAGGGCCGCGAGTTTGCGAAGTCGCTAACTGTGATTGCACGCGCAAGGCTGGATTCGAAGGAGTTCGAGATCATTCCACTAGTTGAGGAATTGGTAACCACAGTCGACGAAGAACCGTAGGAGGAAGCTTAAATGGAGTACCTAAGACCGGGTGTTTTTGTTGAGGAGATCCCCTCGGGCGCTTTCCCGATTGAGGGCGTTGGCACAAGCGCGGGCGCATTCCTGGGCGTGGCCGACCGTGGGGTAATTAACTCGCCGAGGCTGATAACGAACTGGGCGCAGTTCGTCAAACATTTCGGCGGATACCGGGCGGACTCGTACCTCGCTTATGCGGTGTACGGCTTCTTCCTCAACGGTGGGCGGCGGTGCTATGTCTCCCGCGTTGCGGACGACGACGCGGTGATCGCGAGCGTGACGCTGCAGGACAGGGCGGCGGTTACACCACTTGACACGCTGCAAGTCCAGGCGCTCAATGAGGGCGCGTGGGGCAATGGCCTCACTATCGACGTCGAGGTTGGCACGCTCGATGCGACAAACGAGTTCAAGATTATCGTCAAGGATACAGGCGAGATTGTCGAGACATGGGACAATCTCAGCATGATTGATGCCGACACGAATTTCGTCGAGAACATCATCAACGGGAACTCGAACTACATCCAAGTGACAGACCTCGACAGCGTGACTGCG